ATAGAGTAAGTTATCAGAACATAATCCCGCAGAACACTTTAAATAAAATTGGTAGTCTAGCGGAACAACGCTTTAACAACCCACAGATGGCGGTAAGTGGTGGGTTTGGTAAACTGTTTGGTGGCGCAGAAGGTGAGATGACTATAGCTGGGCCGCGCACCGCTGGAATTAGACCACAGACTTTTGGAGAAGGTATAGGTGGACTGCTAGCCAACATGGCTATTCCTGGTGGTGGTGGTATGCTGGAGAGAGCGGGACGTACAGTATATGCTCCTGAAGGTTATCTACCTGAAGGATACGAACAACCTGAAGGCGGACTGTTAGAACAGTTTTTAGGTGGCTTTGGTGGCTTGCTTCAACCAGCACCAGAAACAGTTGGTAGAGCGGTGGGACAGGCTAGAGACACCGCAACTTCTCTTGTAGACCAAGCGCGTCAAGGTATAACAAGTGTTTTGAAAGACTCTGTGGCAGATGACATGGTTGATTCTGTGTCCGCACCAAGGGCTGAACAAGAATTTTCAACACTGTCTGGGGATATTCAAAATGCCTATCCTGAATTATTTCCACCTAATGTAACAACTATCACTTCAGGTGCGCCACCTTACGCTAGGATGAAAAAAGGATTTGACCCAAGAGGAAATGTTCTACTTAATCAGTTGGAAATGAGAACAAGATGAAAATAGAAATAAAGATAATACCCGATGGTTTAGACCTTGAAAAAGAAATTCAGGATGGCATACCTGTAGACAAGATGGAAGGAGAGTGTCCTGCTGCTACACAGGACTTAGACTTAAATCTTGAGAACAGACAAAAAGCTATTGATGAGTATGGTTACGGACCGTTGAATCCAAACCTAGATGACAGTGGCAAGAACGATTCGTTCTGGCAAAAGATAGCGGATACATTTAACACTGATATTGAGGCTGCAAAAGATAGCAGATGCGGCAACTGTGCTGCGTTCAATGTCACTCCACGAATAAAAGACTGTATTGCAAAAGGCATTGGTTTTGAAGACGGAGCAGACCCATACGCATCTGTTGATGCTGGAGATATCGGCTATTGTCAGTTTATAAAATTCAAGTGCGCGTCAATGCGTGTTTGTAATGCGTGGGTATCAGGCGGTCCAATAACGGAAGCTGCATAAATGATGAGACAAACTTGGGCACTGGTAATGGATTCTGAAAGAAATCCATTACGTCATATCCCTGACATAAATACACGTCACATGGTAATGCAAGTTCTTGCGTGGATGTGGTGTATTATCTTTTCTATGTACATAGGAAGCATAACCGTATTTGGTGTTTCGGCTAGTCTTCATGCTTTGCTTATAGCAGGAATTTTTATAACACTTGGTACGTTTGAAACAGCAAAACGCAGACCTCAATATTTTGGTGGCTTGGGCAGAGGAACTGGTGGAGAACACGAATAATAAATGTGAAAGCTGCTCGTATGATAGTTACGACAGGCTGATACATTTGTGTGGTTACTGTGAGGAGGAGGCCATCAAAGAAAGAATTAAGTGGTGGCAAGACGGTAAAAGAAAGTTAAATGAACGGGAATAGATGTGGATATCGTAGATTTTATAACAAAGTATCAAAAAGTCTTGAATAATCGTATAGAAGATATTAGTGTCTCTATAACCAGTGGTAGTATTACTGATATTGAAGACTACCGCGCAAGAGTCGGTGAAATACAGGGTGTCACCTTTGCTCTTGATGAACTGAAGACCCTGCTGACAAAGGCAAAATATATCAATGACGTTGATAGTACCTGAGTACGTTCTCGCGCAACGCGAAGCGAAAACAAAGGCCGAGAAGGCCGCAAAAGAAAAATCCCTAACAGAAAGAATTCCACAGCCCACAGGGTGGCGCATACTTGTTATGCCATATATGGGTCGTGAGAAAACTGATAGTGGGATTTACGTTCCTGATCAATCAAGAGAGCGCGAGGCTCGTGCTACTGTCGTAGCTTATGTGGTTAAGGTAGGCCCGTTGGCGTATCAAGATCCAGATAAGTTTGGTGGTGAAGCCTGGTGTAAAGAAGGTGATTGGGTGTGTATTGGACGCTACGCTGGTTCTCGATTTCAAATTGAGGGTGGCGAAGTGAGAATCATCAATGACGATGAAGTCATTGCAACCATCGTTGACCCCGACGATATCAAAACGTATGGAGCGGCATAATGTCCACCGACGCATTGCAGCAAGAAGCTGAAGAAAAAGAAATTGTATTAGAAGAAGAAGAAGTTGAAGAACAACAGGGACAAGAAGAAGTTGCTGTTACTGATGAGACCGCTGAAGCCGAAGAGCAGCCACAAGCTGCCAATGAAGATGAGCTTCAAGAATACTCAAAAAATGTTCAACAACGTATTAGTAAGCTAACAAAGAAATATCGTGATGAGGAAGCACAGCGTTTAGCAGCGGTTGAATTTGCTGAGGCTGTAAAAAAACAAAACGATGAGCTTAAACAGCGTTTAAGTGCGTTAGACCAGTCATATACAAGTGAGTTTGGTACACGAGTTGATTCTCAAATAGAAGCAGCAAAACAAGCGTATCAAAAAGCTTACGACGACGGCGATGCTGAAGCGATGTTTGAGGCGCAGAAAAATTTAAGCAAGCTTGCTCTTGACCAAGCTCAACTTGAACAGGCGAAAAAAAGACAAGAAAAAGCTGAACAGGTTGCAGAAACTCAACCTGCTGCTCAACCACAACAGTCAAAACCACAGCCACCTGACCCAAAGGCAGAGGCATGGGCACAGAAGAATGAGTGGTTTGGCGCAGATCAAACAATGACTTATGCCGCTTTTGGGGTGCATAGGCAATTAATTGAGGATGAGGGATTTGACCCACAGTCCGATGAGTACTATAATGAACTTGACAATCGCATGAGGAAAGAGTTTCCGCACAAGTTTGCGGCACCTACCAAGGGCGATACAGGACCCAGAGTCGCTTCTGCTGAGTCCACGGCCTCACGGTCGAAGTCAACTAAGGGGCGCAGAACAGTCAAGCTGACTCCATCGCAGATAGCGATAGCAAAGCGGTTGAATGTTCCGCTCGAAGAATACGCTAAGTATGTTAAGGAGTAAGACAAATGGCTGATTCAAAAAGAGTTTCACGGGACTCACAAACTCGTGCAAAGTCCACAAGGCGTAAGCCGTGGGCACCACCTTCTAAGTTGGAGGCTCCAGAGCCACCAACAGGATACGCACATCGTTGGATTCGTACCTCTATTCGGGGGGAAGACGACTCAATGAATGTATCCTCTAGACTGCGTGAAGGATGGGAACCTGTTCGTGCTGATGAATATCCTGAGTTAGCGGGTCGTTACCCGACTATTGAGGATGGAACACACGCAGGTGTTATCGGGGTTGGTGGATTAATGTTGGCACGAATCCCAGAAGAAACGGTAGAAGAACGAACTGAATATTATCGGGAGCAGACCCGCACACAAATGGATGCCGTGGATCAAAACCTTATGAGGGAACAACATCCCTCAATGCCTATTCATAACGATAGGCAAAGTCGTGTATCATTTGGAGGCAAGGATAAAACCTAGCCTTCTTAACTTGACAAGGAGTAAGCAATGGCAAATGCAAATGTTGCCTTCGGTCTAAAGCCGATTAATACTGCTGGTAGCACTCCTGCTACTTCCGGTACTAATGCATACTTCATTGACAGCGGCGCAAGCGCGATCTTTCAGGGTTCAATAGTTAAGTGCGACAATGGCGGTGAAATCGTCATTAGTTCTGCTACTGCGGACACCGAAGCTCCTCTTGGCGTTTTTGCTGGCTGTGAGTATGTATCCTCAACTACAGGTAAAAAAGTATTCTCAAATACATGGCCTGGGTCAGGTGCGGACACAAACTTCGATATTATCGGATTTGTGTACGACAACCCGATGCAGCGTTACATTATTGCGACGGATGCTACGTTTACTAATAGAGCCACTGCTATAGCTGCAATTTTTGAAAATTCGCAGTTAGATAGTGGTGCAAGTGGTAGCACAACCACAGGAATCTCCAGTGCAAAGATGGATGTTGCAACTCTTGACTCATCAAATGCTTCTCTTCCTTTGAAGATTGTTGGCATTCAAGAGGATGTTGACAACGAAGACTTTGCTGCTGCTGGTATTTCTATGATTGTGATGCTTAATAATCACGCACTGCTTCAGGCTGATTCTGAAGCGGCAATTTCGTAAGGAGTGTAGGTAATGGCTATTTCTAGAGCACAACTCGCCAAAGAACTAGAGCCTGGTCTTAACGCTCTGTTCGGCATGGAATATGGTCGCTACGAAGGTCAGCATTCTGAAATCTTTGACACCGAGTCATCTGACCGGGCGTTTGAAGAAGAAGTAATGTTGTCAGGTTTCGGCGCGGCTCCCGTGAAAAATGAAGGTACAGGCGTATCATTTGATGATGCGAATGAAGCATACACTGCTCGTTACAACCACGAGACAGTGGCAATGGCCTTCTCAATCACTGAAGAAGCTGTGGAAGACAATCTGTACGATCGTCTGGCTTCACGCTATACTCGTGCACTTGCACGTTCTATGGCACACACCAAGCAGGTTAAAGCTGCGGCTATCCTGAACAACGCATTTACTGCTGGCGCATCTGCTGGTGGTGACGGTGTTGCTCTGTGTGACGCATCACACCCGCTAACAAATGGCGGCACATTCGCTAACGAACCATCAACTGCTGCTGATTTGAACGAAACTTCTTTGGAAGACGCTCTAATCAACATCGCTGGTTTCGTTGACGAGCGTGGCCTAATCATTGCTCTTCGTGGCATGAAGCTAATTGTTCCACGTCAGCTTCAGTTTGTTGCAGAGCGTTTGCTTGTTTCCAATCTTCGTGTTGGTACAGCAGACAATGATGTAAACGCCATCAAGTCAATGGGCATGTTGCCCGAAGGTTATGTAGTCAACGACTACTTGACTGACACTGATGCGTTTTTCTTGAAGACAGACGCACCAAACGGCCTCAAGCATTTTGAGCGTACAGCATTGTCAACAGCAATGGACCCAGACTTCGACACTGGTAACATGCGTTTCAAGGCTCGTGAGCGTTACAGCTTTGGCTTCTCTGACCCACGTTGCATATTCGGTTCACCCGGCGCGGCGTAAAGTTAGAAACATCTTTTTTAAAGGGCGGGTATTCAC